CCAAAACTTCCGCTTCATCGTTTACCTCTCTTTCCGCTGTTTTCCTGTGCCGGAGCGTTCTGCTGCCCCGTATCCGTCTTTGCAAAAACTCCCGCATCCGCAAGTTTGGTCATTGCACCATTTATCAGATACAGGTTTCCCCCTTCCTCATCCGGAATCGGGTTCATGTCTTCCATCTCACGGATGTCATTGGCAGAAAACCATCCGTTCTGTCTTCCGACTGCATAGCCGTTCATCCTCGACTGGTAATCCCCACGGAGCAGACCGTCCACATTCAGCTTGATAAAATACTTTCCTTTCTCCCCCGGCAGAAGGAGCGATCTCTGTAAGGACTGCTCCCATCTGATCACCCACGGATCAAGTGTGTATTTAACGAACTCCAAGGACTGCTGCTCGATATTGGAAAAGCTCGACTTATCAAGGTCACCGACCATATGTGGCGGTATCCTGTACAGTCTTGCGATCTCATTGATCTGGAATTTCCTTGTCTCAAGGAACTGTGCCTCTTCCGGCGGGATGCCTATCTGCTGATATTTCATGCCCTCTTCAAGCACTGCGATCTTGTGTGCGTTGTTCACGCCACGATACACGGAGTTCCAAGACTCCCTCACCTTTGATGGGTCTTTCAAGACGCCCGGATGCTCCAGAACACCGCCCGGATTTGCCCCGTTTGCAAAGAAACTCGCCCCGTATTCCTCACAGGCAAGCGTCATGCCGACAGCGTTCTTCGCCATCGCAATTGGGGAATATCCGATCAAACCGTCAAATCCCAGTCCGGGGATATGGAGCACATCTTCGGCTTTCAGTTTGATATTGCCGTATTCCTTGAACATAGGGTTCTCATCACTGTTTCTGGAATACACATAATAGATGTTGCCTTTGTCATCCCGCTGCACATCCATCTTATCCGGGAGAAGCGGATACAGTCCAAGCACCCTTCCTGCCCCGTCCCTTATGATCTGGGCATAAGCATTTCCCCATATTAAAAGATGGCTCATCAGTGTTTCCCTGAACACAAATGAAGTCATCTCCGGGTTCGGCTCATCATGGAGCAGATAATATAACGGATGGTCATACACCAGCTTCTTGCCTCCGTCATCCTGATACTCATATACATGAAGTGGTAAGGATGCGACTGCTTCTGCCAGTATCCTCACACAGGCATACACTGCCGTGGTCTGCATTGCAGTTCTTTCATTGACAGGTTTTCCACTTGTTGTCCTTCCAAACAAAAACGAATATCCTGCATCTGCTGCCTTATCCACAGGCTTATCCCTTGCCTGTCCGAATCCGAATAAACTCTTAATTCCCATATAGCACCTCCTAAAAATGTGCATGAAAAAAGACACCTCCTGAGGAAGTGCCTTATTTTTCTACTTTAATATATTATCTGACTGGCGTGATCTCAATGCCGTACTGTTCTGCGATTGTCAAGATATTTCCAATATTTGCGATTCCCCACTGTGTGCATACCACACACGGCTGGGTTCTCGTCTGGATCTGTTCTTCAGGATTCGCAAAAAATCTGGTTTTATAATCCGAACAGTTTTTCTCTACATCACTCAGCGTCCTTACTACACCAAGTGAGCCCTGAAGGCTTTTATCAAATGCACCGATCAGCTCAGATGCTGAAATATCAGGATGCATTTCCATATACTTCTGGACCACGGCAAGCACAAGTCTGTTTTTTGCATACCTTTTTCCGTCCATCATATACTTGGTCGTATCCCTTCCACTGCTGCTGACAACAGGTTCATTTTCTTCCGGTGTGATTTCCTGTGCTGCAGAAGTCCTTTCTTCTTTCAGTTTTTTCACTTCATCCTCCAGTGCGGATACCCTGTCGAGCAGTTCTATTATGATTCTGTCATAATTCATAGATTTGTCCTCCTTCTTATTTATCTCTCGTTTTCTATTTATCTATGAATTAGTTATATCATGTTATTTAGATAATGTCAATATATAATTTATTTTTCTATAATTATCTTTGATTATCATTTATTATCTATTTTAAAGAACAAGAATACCACGATCATCGTATACGCTTCCGTCACTGCCTTCATTCCTAATTGCACGGTCAAGCGCCATAACGGTTGCTACGGCCCCGTCAATCTTCTCTGTGGATTTTTCCTTATCCATTTTGATATTTCCTGCCGGATCCTGACGGACAAACACGTTATCCATCATCCAACGCAGCACCTTATGTCCGCCATGTGCGATCCGCTCTTCCAATGTCAGCTTCATCAGTTCCTTTGTCGGTGGACTCATATCCTTATACCCCTGTCCGAACGGGACAACAGTGAATCCCATGCCTTCAAGGTTCTGCACCATCTGGACTGCTCCCCATCGGTCAAATGCGATTTCCTTAATATGAAACTTCGTGCCAAGTTCATCAATGAACTGCTCGATAAATCCATAATGGATGACATTTCCTTCCGTGGTCTTTAAGCACCCTTCGGCGGCCCAGGCATCATATGGAACATGATCCCTTCGGACACGCAGTCTCATGTTGTCCTCTGGTATCCAGAAATACGGAAGGATCACATATTTCTCCGTATCATTCCTTGGAGGGAACACAAGCACGAATGCCGTGATATCCGTGGAACTTGAAAGGTCGAGTCCGCCATAGCATTCCCTTCCGAGAAGCTCCTCCTCATTCACGGCAAAAGAACAGGCATCCCACTTATCCATCTGCATCCACCTGGTGCTCTGTTTCACCCACTGGTTCAAACGGAGCTGCCGGAATACGTTCTCCTCTGCTGCATTCTCTTTTGCACTGATATATGCATTCTGCACTTTTTCAATGTCAATCGTGTATCCGAGTGACGGATTTGCCTTATACCACACATCCTCACTAGACCAGTCATCCTCATCGGATGCCCCGTAAATCACAGGATAAAATGTCGGATCTATCTTTCTTCCCTCTATGATATCCAGAGCCTTCTGGTGCTGTTCAAAACACACGGAATTCCGGTCTGTCCCGGCTGTCGTGATCAGGAAGAACAACGGCTGTGTCCTGGCATCACCGGAACCCTTGGTCATGACATCGAACAATTCCCTGTTCGGCTGTGCGTGCAGCTCATCAAAGATGACCGCATGGACGTTCAGTCCATGCTTTGTGTATGCCTCTGCCGACAGCACCTGGTAGAAGCTGTTGGTTGGTTTATATACAAGCCTTTTTACGGACATGACAGGCTTGATCCTTTTCTTCAGTGCCGGACACTGGTCCACCATATCCACCGCAACATCAAATACGATGGAAGCCTGCTGCCTGTCAGAAGCACAGCCGTAAACCTCTGCCCCCCATTCACCATCACCGCATGTCATATACAGTGCAATGGCAGCCGCCAGCTCCGATTTTCCGTTTTTCTTTGGTATCTCACAGTAACAAGTATTGTACTGCCTGTATCCGTTTTCCTTTACCGTCCCATAAAGGGTACGGATGATCTCGTCCTGCCACGGGAGAAGTTCAAACGGAACTCCCCGCCACCTTCCTTTGGTGTGTTTCAGGCAGTTTATGAAATTGACCGCATGGTCTGCTTTTGCCTTGTCAAACATTATCCTGCACCGCCTTTCACAAGCAGAAGCTCCATTTCATCGTTCTGCTTATCTTCCCCGCTGTCCGTAACGATACGGCTTCTCGCAGAAGGTGTAAGCCCGAACTGCTCACAGAACTTGTTCATGATCTTCAGATAGGTCTGTGCAATGGATACCTGTGGTACCTGCTGCCAGTATCCGCTCGGAGTCTTTACGATAGTTCCATGCTGTGTAATGAACTCCTCGGCCTCTTTCCATCTCGCATATGCCTGACAGTATCCTGCGAATGCCGCCATGTCTATTTCAGTCAGGATGCCGAGATGCTCTAGCTGCTTCGCCATCCTCTTCCATTCCTTTTTTGCCTCATCCTCAAGCCATGCCGGACAGCGCGGGGCCTTTTTCTCAGGCTTTGGTTCGCCCGTGTTAAGGCTTCTCTTGCCCGGATTGCCCTCAAGCACCTTTACTGCCGTAGGCTTTGGTTTTCTTCCTCTCTGCGCCACTGTCCTCACCTCCCCGCAAATGGCATAATAAAAAGACCTCCGAAGAGGCCTTCCGATTTGTGTGTTTATTCTTAAAGTGTCATTCTGATTGCCGGAATTCTTGCCTTCTTTCCTGTTTTCCAATCCGAGTATGTTGCATTCACCTCGGTAAGCCCTGCCATCCTGATGCCCTCCTTTTCAAATGCTGCGAGGGTTTCGATCAGGCTTGAAAATGTACTGCTTATTGTAAATTCGCTGATTCCGTTTTCCTTTAAAGCCTTTACAATTTCCGGAATGTCGTAATCCCAGATGACTCCGTTGAAATCAATGTTATCGTTTCCTGTTTCCTGGCAGTCTCTGTATGCTGCAAACAATGTGCTGTTGATCCCTTAATCCTTAAGGCTTCCTCCCTCGTTCATGGCTTTTTCAAAAATCTCAATCTTCTTCATGGTCTTGTACCTCCGCTTTTTCTTTGTTTTCCCTTTCGGTAGGTACATATTCGCTCTAAAACACACATATATCCAGTTATATATGCGCCATAAACTGCACAAACATCAGCCGGAAAAACTGTGTATATTATGACTATATTTTACGCCATTCATCCACTCCGTAGATCATCGCAAGAGAGCCGTGTCCTTCCCATACTGTGTGGAGCTGTCCTGCATCATCCACAAACTCTACCGTTCCGATGGTTCCTGACGGGATCTTTCGGTAGGGATCATCAAGACGGATAAGCTCCACCCTGGTTCCCGAAGGATATTCCTTTCTCAGTCTCTCAAGTGTCTGTCTGCTTACTCCGAACATACCGTTGACCCCCTTTCTGCCCTGCGGTTGGCTTTCCATTTTTCCGCATCTTCCGGAGTCCGGAATGCCGTATGACCTTTCAGCCCCTTAAGGAAGAAGGACCTTGTTTCCTTTCCTTCGCTCCCTCCAAATCCGATGGATACCAGCCATGCCCTCATGTAATATTTTTCATTCTCTTCAATGGTCTGTTTCGGATTCACACGTTTCTGTTCCGATGCTTTCTTTACCATTGCCGATGCAAGTCTGCAGTATTCCATCATGCCATCGGTATGTGGAAATCCCGTGAACTCAATATTCCCGTCTGCAAAGGTAACACCGCTGCATCCGCCCTGCTCCGTAATGAACCCTGCTGCCGACTCCGTATCTTCAAAGTTACTTTCGGCAAGGGCATTTATAAGGCTGTCTGCTATGGAAATGCATTCCCTTCCGACTGCCCTGTTGATAAGGTACTGTTTGGAATGCATCATGTTTATCAGGTTGATGATGCCCTGCGGTGTCATGCTGCCGATTGGTATTTTGATTTCCGCTTCCGGTTCTTCCGTCTGTGTTTCCTGTGTCTCTTCTGCCACGTCATTCTGGAAAAGCACCCTTCTCACCTCGTCTTCCATGCTGTCATCTTCAAGTATGACCTTTGCGTCCCTGTCCACCGTGATGCTTCCGATGCGGTATGCAAAGGATGGCGGTCCAAGGTATTCTGACCTCTGTCCGAAATGTCCGGATAAGGCTTTTACTAATTCTTTCCTGTTCTCAGCGTTTGTAATAATTTCCATTCTGTTGGTCTCCTTTCCTTTTGGTAGTACCATATATCACTCTGAATGCCCATATAGTCAAGCAGATAATGGTACTTTCCAAAAGAAAATGTAATGTCAGCTTCTGGACTCCGGAAGTGAAATCGCAACCGCATAAGCGACCGTTGCGGTGACTGCATTTCCGGCCTGTTTATAAAGCTGTGCATCGGAGTTGACGGCAGAGGCACGGTCAAAAAGCTCATCAGAAAATCCCTGTAAGCGGAAGCACTCCCTCGGAGTCAGCCGTCTGATGCGGCCGCCCCTCATGAGCGTTCCCATCTGCCCGGAACAGTCCAGTGTCTGGGAGCATCCTTTTCCGACCCTTCCCCTTCTTGTCTCACTGTCCGGGTAGGCAAGGTTGATACCGTCCCCTTCCCGTGCCACTTCATATCCTGCCTTTGTAGCATTTTTCACTTTGACGGAATCCACCTTTTCACAGACATACACACCGTGCCTGTCCTGGGAGGTCAGGGTGAACATCGGCTCTCCGTCCTCTTTCATCCTTCTTCCGTTCTGCCGTTTCTCCATCCGCTCCGGTGTAAGCACCGGGTGGACTTCCAGCACGGCTGAGTTCATGGCGGTATGGTTGGTCATCCCGGCTGTGTACCTCGCTGTCAGGCATCTTGCCATATCCGTGATCTTCGGATCATGGTTGCTCTGGTCGATGAAGTAAAGACCCGTCTTGGCCCCGACACCGCCCGCATTCCCCACAAGAGTTGCGGAAATGCCGTCCGTCCCATAAACACGGTAGCCCTGCATACCTCCTATAAGCTGGTTAAGAGCTGCTGCGTTTTCTCCGGTGAGAGGTAATATTTCTCGTCTACCTCTGCTTCTAAGATTTGCGATAATGAACACACGCTCACGGTTCTGCGGGACTCCGAAGTTTTTGGAGTTAAGCACCTGCC